CGATGCTGGCAAGCGGTCTGCATCCTGAACTGGCGGCTTATAAGTCGGGCATCTCCAATGACCCGGTGGCCGACATGAAGATGAGCGACAAGTACCTGAAAATGGTTTGGGGCGACCCGGACAAGGTTGACGAGGTTGAACAGCAGACCAACGGACAGGGCGAAGCGGAGATCATCGAACGCGACAGCGACAACGGCGAGAATGAAACGGGTGGTTCCGTATGACGATTCTCCCGATGGACGAGATCAATGCCCTTGAGGAAAAGCTGAAGCCTCACTTTGAGGATGACGGCAAGGGCAGGATCAAGTCAAGGCAGGACGCGGAGGAAATCATAGACGAGTTGTTAGACCTGTTCCTGCTGGCATATGACAATGGCGTAAAAAGTGTAAATGCTTCAATGGGTGCAAATATACGCCAATCGGATGAAACAAGAGATTCTGTCATTTATGAAATGATAGACGGAAAGACTTGGAAGGATAGGGTTTGGGACTACTACGAAAACGGTGGCGATGTATACGACATAGCGCGTATAGCATCTACTGAAGCCCATAGGGATGCAAACGAAGCGGCTTATGATACAGCCGTTCGTGCTGGCGCAAAAAGCAAAACATGGCATTGCATGATGTTACCTACGTCAAGAGATGAACATGTTTGGCTTGACGGAGTAAACGCCCCGATTGATGGGTATTTCTATGATTCGACAGGTGCAAGGACACAATACCCTGGTCAATGGGGGATACCCGAACTCGATATAAATTGCTTGTGTTGGCTAACTTATGAATAGTCATTCACATATGTCCAGTGAAGGACGGTAAAAAACGCAAACGTCAAGGGCAGACGGAAAAACCGGATAGAGCGGAGTGAACCGCCTCGTTAAACGCAAAGGAGAAAGAACATGGACGAAAACAATGTTGTTACTGCTGAAACTATTTCAGCCGATGTTATTGCTGATAGCAATGCTGTGCTGAAGGAAGAACCCGCAAAGACCGAACCCACGAAGGCCGAAAGCGCTTATACTGCCGAGATTGAAAAGTTGAAGGCTTCACTGTCTCGCGCAAACAGTCAAGCCGCTGAATACAAGCGGCAACGGAACGAGGCGTTGGACAAAAGTAAACTTGCCGAAGTCGAACGCGCCGAGCAGGAACAGGCGATGCGGGAAGAACTGGAAACGCTGCGCAAGGAAAAGCGTGTCAGCGACTACACGGCCAAATGTGTTGCGTTGAACATGGACGCTGAACTTGCGGCACAGACCGCGAACGCGCTTGCGGACGGCAACATGGATTCCGTGTTCGATTGCCTGAAAGCGTTTGTTGAGGCGACCACGACCCGCCTGAACAACGAAGCACTGAACCGTCAGCCGGGGCTTTCGGCTGGCATACCGCCCACCAAGGGGACGGTAAACGATGAGGAGTATGAAAAGATGCGGCGATATGCCGGTCTTTCCCCTCACAGATGATACAGAAAGGATGATTGATTATGGCGACTACTGTTACCCCGCCCGTTGCCAATAGCATTGGCCTCGCGTCCCGGTATCTGCCGATCCTGGACGAGATTTACAAGGCTGGCTCCAAGACTGCCCTGCTGGACACAGTGCAGGATCGTGTCCGTTGGGACAACAATTACAAGACTTTCTACCTGTTCGAGACTGACATGGTCGGCCTCGCCAACTACAGCCGCAATGATGGCTTTGTCCGTGGCGACGTGACCAGTGGTTGGCGGGCTTACGTCCCTGAGTGGGATCGTGGCCGTCAGTTCCTTGTGGACGTTGAGGACAACATGGAATCCATGTCCATGAGCTTTGGCACCCTGGCCGGTGAGTTCATGCGGACGAAGGTCATTCCCGAAACGGACGCCCTGCGCTTCTCCACCTACGCTGCCGGTGCTGCCGCCGCGAACAAGGTGACTGAAACCCTGTCCACCTCCGCTGCGACCATCGCCTCCATCGACGATGCTACCGCCGCGCTGGACGATGAGGAAGTGCCGTATGAGGGCCGCATCCTGTTCGTGAATCCGACCACCTATAAGCTGATTAAGGGCGGCATCACCCGCATGATCGAGAACCGTGAACGCGATATTGATTACAATGTCGAGATTTACAACGACATGCGCGTTATCACCGTTCCCAGCGGTCGGTTCAATACCCAGGTCACGTTGCCTGCCGCTTCTGCGCATGGCGACGCTGGCGGCTTCACCGCCTCCGGCCAGACTATCAACTATATGATTGTGCATCCCTCCGCTGTCATGCAGGCAACCATTATGGCGAATCCCCGCGTGTTCAGTCCCCAGGTGGTGCAGGAGGCCCAGGCGTGGATGTACGACTTCCGGCAGTACCACGGCGCGTGGGTCAAGAACCAGAAGAAGGACGGCATCTACCTGTCCGCGCCGTCTGCCTGATATGGCGATTGTGCGCAACCCTGACGGCTCTGTCACGGTGGGTATCATCCTGGAGCCGAAGGAAGCGAAGGAACCCGCCCCCAAGCGGGGCGGGAAAACCGTGAAAAAGTAAAAGAAAGGAGTGCCGAAGGATGACCACCGAAGAAAAGCTGGCGATGGTGAAAACCATCATGGGGCCGGACGCGCCGGACGATGAAACCATATCGTCCTACCTGACCCTCGCCAAGACCGAGATTCTCCAATGGCGGTTCAGCTACAACCCGGACGATATGCCCGATGATGTGCCGCCCGCCTATGAGATGACACAGGTGTACGCCGTTGTCAACAGCTTCACCCAACGCGGCCTTGAAGGCCAGAGCGTTTCCATCGAAAACGGCATCCATCGGCACTTTGATTTTACGGACATGACCCGGTACATCAGGCAGAATGTCATTGCCTACGCAAAGGTGTGATGCGCCATGAGCAGGATGTGTTTTCGCAATATGCAACCGTTTTGGTATGCGCTGTACGCGGGGACTGTAGAGGATTACCGCGAGGACGAATACGGCAATCCCCTACAGGTGGGAACCCATGCGACGTATGAAAACCCTGTTCAGACCAGCGCGAATATCTCACCGGCAAAGGGCAGCGTCATTGCAAGGCAGTTTGGCGACGATGACCAGTATGACAAGGTGATCGTCACGGGCGACAGGGACACCCCGATTGATGAATACGCGGTGCTGTGGATCGACGTGGAACCCGAACTCGACGAAAGCGGCGCACTGAAAGTCAACGCATACGGCGAGATTGTGACTCCGTGGGACTACATCGTGCGGAAGGTCGGGCGCGGGTTGCCGAACTTCGGCAGCACTGTGATAGGCATAAGCAAGGTGACTGTCGCATGAGCCGAACGATAATCATTGACATTTTCAACCCCGCAAGCGTTGACGCGGCGGTGAAGGATATACGTGATTATTCAAAGTGGGTGCAGAAAAAGGCAAAGGAATTGTCTAAGCGTCTTGCAGCTATAGGCGTAACACTTGCGGCGATTGAATATTCGCGTGTTCCATATCACGGTTTGAAGGATGTAAATTTGTCGATTGAAGTTGGCGCAAAACCGAATCAATATGACATAGTTGCCGCTGGTGAAACCGTGTTGATATTGGAGTTTGGCGCTGGCGTAACTTACGGATATGGACATCCTCAACCATCTGTTGAAGGTGTGCCTATGGGGCCTGGTACATATCCGAGTGAAAAGGGCCATTGGGATGATCCCAAAGGTTGGTACATTCCGGGTGGAGAGCATACATACGGCAATCCACCAAGTATGGCAATGTACCTTACGGCAAAAGAGTTGCGCAATCGGCTGTTGGAAGTAGTGCAGGAGGTGTTCAGTTCGTGATTGACATTGAATCTCAGGTCTTTACGACTGTGGCAACTGCGCTGCGCACTGAATACGGCGCAAGCAACATTTATGTCGCCCCCGAATATGTCAGCCAACCGCCGAAGATTCCCGCTGTGTTCATCGTTGAGCAGGACAATACCGTTCATCTGCGTGGACGGGATAGCGCAACCATAGAGAACTTTGCAGACGTGATGTACCAGGTGGACGTTTTCAGCAACAAGAACACGGGGAAGAAGGTTCAGGCGAAGGAAATCATTGCGCTGGTGGATGACCAGTTTGCAGAGATGG